TGAACACTATAGTTGGACTTTTAGGGGGGTTGATTTTCCACTCACATCATGGCGCATCGTGAGGTGTGGTGGCTACAATTGTTTAATTGATAGTTTTGGTATATAATGCATGTATAGACAGAGAAGTCTTTAAAACGCACATGGTGAGAGAACACCATTCAAACACAACATGGCGAGAGAACGCCTTAAAACACAGGAGGTAGCGATCATGGATTTGAAGACTCTGTTGGGTGATAAGTATAAGGACGGGATGAGTATCGAAGATGTCGAGACGGCACTAAAGGGAATGAAGTTGGTAGACCCCGATTCAATCCCTAAAGGTGTCAGCAAAGAAGTATTCGACAAGACCGCCGCAGAACTTGCGAGGTATAAAAAGGAGTTGAAAGAGCTTCGCGAGGCCAACATGACGGCAGAAGAGAAGTTGAGTGCCGAATTGAAGAAAGCCCAAGAGCTTCAATTGCGGTACGCCAGGGAGTTTTCTACTTTACGAGCCAAGGAAGTGTTCGTAAATGCAGGTCTGACGGAGGACGAGTACAATCCCGTTATCGAGTTTGTAGTCTCCGATGACGAGGAGACCACGATAACTAGAGCCAAGGCCGTGATTGCCCTTGTTGAATCGCAACGAAAGGCCACGGAGAAGGCTGTGAAAGCCGATTTGATGAAAGATGCCCCGCGACCTAAGCAGGGGAAAAGCCCTGGGGGAATTACAAAAGAGGAGTTTAGCAAACTGTCCTTACTTGAAAAGCAACGGTTTGCCAAGGAGTTCCCCGAGGTCTATCAATCGTTTTATAAGGAGGAATGATTGAGTGCCCGATCCTGAAATCACATTGAATCATGAGCACGTTCCATACGATAATTTCGTTCTCGCCAATGAGATCGAGGATCAATATAACTCGCACTTGAACTTGCTTCGTTTCTGTACCATTGACAATGATTTGGTTGGTACGGCGGGTATGACGAAGAAGATTCACGTCTATAGCGCTACCGACGGTACAGAGAAATTGGCAATGGGTGCAGGGAACACCAAGAACATCGAAGTCAGCTACGCAGACGAAGAGTACGTCATTCAGTTGGCGCAGAACCGTTTCCCGTACTACGATGAGGAAGTCATGACTGACCCCTTGATTCTCACCACAGGTATCAGACACATGGCTACTGACATGTTCAACACCGTAAATGACGATGTATTCGCCGAGTTCGATAAGGCTCAATTGAAGGTCTACACCGGAGGCACCAACAAGCAATTTGACTTCGGTTCCTTCGTCGATGCGGTAGCCTTGTTGAACCTTGAAAGTATCGAAAACATCGAGGTCTTTGCCTTCGTCAGTCCCAAGGAGATGGCGAACCTGCGAAAGACCCTCAAGGACGATTTGAAATACGTGGAGGGCTTCGTCCGAACTGGGTACGTGGGCACCGTGGGCGGCGTGAACATCTACACCAAGAAGGATGCCGTCGATGGTGAGATCATCGTAGCCACCAAGGAAGCCGTGACGTTGTTTAACAAGCGTGGTGTTGAGGTCGAGCAGGAGCGCGAACCCAACCTCCGTTTGAATCAGATTTACTCCCGTAAGTACTACCTGGCCGCCCTGACCGATGCCACCAAGGTCGTTAAGATGATCCGTGACGTAGAGGATGACGATGAGGATGAGGGTGAGGATGAGGGTTCGGAATAAATCTCTAAATCTCTAAAGCGAAAGGAGGGGAATGAATGGACAACGATGTCAGACTATCACATCTTAGGCTACTGTTAGGTATAAAGGGATGGGATGAGGATGAGTTGTTGAACATGTTCCTCTCCATAGCGGCTCAAAAAATCTTGGATCGTGCTTTCCCATTCGACGAAGATGTGAAAGAGGTTCCTAGACGGTACCATCTCAAGCAGGTTGAAATAGCGGCTTACCTGTACAACAAACAGGGAGCTGAAGGGCAGACGGCTCATACCGAGAACGGAATCACCCGTACCTACGGTAGCGCGGATGTGCCCGAGGCTATGTTGCAAGGGATAGTGCCTCACGTGAAGGTGATGGGATGAGAACCCTGAAACGAAACCAAAGGAAAGTCTACTACGCTGACCGAATCAAGACCGAGGTAGTCAAGGATGAATACGGCAACCCGACTGGGGAACACCGAGTAATTTACGGCACACCTCAACCCCTGTGGGTGAATGTCTCGGCGGCTAAAGGAGAGTATCTTCTGCGCCAATTCGGTGAGCTAGAGAACTATGATAGAGCGTTGACAATGGGTTCCTCCCATCCCTTAACGGAGCAAAGCGTCCTTTGGATTGACCACGATGACATCTCCAAACCCCACGACTACCGCGTCACCCGAATTGCGGAGAGCCTCAACAGTACAGTGGCTTTGGTCAAGAAGGTGAGTGTCGGTGGGTAGAAGGGTTGGGTTCAGTGTTAAGGTTGAGGGTATGGGTTCGCTCCTAGCGGAGCTTTCCACTTATGGGGA